GGTATGGACATAGGCGACACTACGATTGCCTCGGCAACATCATGAGACATTTACTGATTATAAATATGTTATTAACAGGCTGCGTTACTGCTACGCCTTTTGAATTGGGCGAAGAAACAGAACCACCTCTTGGTTGTGTAGAGGCAAGACTACGTGGAATCGACTGTTGACATACTAAAAGAGGTGTTAATTCAGGCGCACAAAGGACACAATTATATTTCAGATTCCCACAAGTACGATAAAGTAGAGCATTGGGAACCAAATTTGGAGGGTGATTGTGATGATTTTGCGCTGTGGTGTAGGGATGAACTGAGGAAACGCGGCATAGAGGCAGACCTCGTAATGTGTTTAACAGAAACAAACCAAGGGCATCTAGTTTGCAGTGTAGATGGATGGGTGTTGGATAACAGGTATCCATATGTAGTGGCGAAAGACGAATTGCGGTATAAATGGTTAAAGATTGGCCGAAACGGCAAGTGGTATAAGGTGAAAGAAGATGGCTCAGAGAGTTGATAAAGGAAGTATGGCGTGTAATAAACCACGTCGAACCCCTTCGCACCCTAAAAAGTCTCATGTCGTAAAGGCTTGCGAGGGTGGAAAAGAGAAAGTAATACGTTTTGGAGAGCAGGGGGCCAGCACAGCTGGTAAACCAAAGGAAGGCGAATCTGCGCGTATGAAGGCCAAGCGCAAGTCGTTTAAAGCCCGTCACGGAAAAAACATAGCCAAAGGCAAGATGTCTGCGGCTTATTGGGCCGATAAGGTGAAGTGGTAGTGCCCAGTAAAAGTAAGAAACAACACAATTTTATGGCAGCCGTGGCAAACGACCCAAAGTTCGCTAAACGTGCCGGGGTGCCCCAAAGTGTAGGTAAAGAGTATGTAAAGGCCGACAGAGGCCGTAAATTTAAAGGAGGTGGTCCAGTGTCTAGTTGCGGTTCAAAAAGGATGCGAAGTGGGGGCAAGGTAAAGCCCGGTTACCACAAGATGCCAAATGGAGAGGTAATGGCAGATTCGGCCCATAAAGGCATGGCTAGCGGAGGAAAAGTTCGTGGCTGTGGTGTAGCTCGTAAAGGGCTTACAAAGGGTCGAATGGTATGATGCGCTGTAGGGGGATGGGGGCAATGAAACCTATCGCCTTTAAGAAGGGTGGTACGGTTAAAGATGATTGCTACCGGAAGGTAAAGTCGCAGTATAAGGTCTTCCCCTCCGCCTACGCCTCTGGGGCTATAGCTAAATGCAGAAAGGCAAAATCTCGTGGCCGTTCGTAAAACTCAGAAAGGCGCGGATTTAAAGCGCTGGTTCAAAGAAGATTGGAAAGATGTCCGCACGGGTAAAGAATGTGGGCGTCAGAAAGGGGAAAAACGGGGCACTCCCTACTGTAGACCGACTAAACGAGTTTCCAGTAAAACCCCTAAAACTGCTGGTGAAATGACTGCAGCAGAGAAGAAATCTCGCGTAGCCCAGAAGAAGCAACTGGGGCAACCTGCGGGCAAACCCAAAAGGGTTAAACCTTTGAAAAGGAAAAAGTAAATGGCTACTTCCGGTACAGCTACATTTAACATGGACTTCACCGAGATTGCGGAGGAAGCGTGGGAACGTGCTGGGCGGGAAATGCGTTCTGGGTACGACTTACGAACCGCACGTAGGTCTATGAATTTATTGACTATTGAGTGGCAGAATCGCGGTATAAATATGTGGACAATAGAGGAAGGGACGGTAAACCTCGTTGAAGGCACCGCAACTTATAGTCTCCCTGCCGACACTATTGATCTGTTGGAGCATGTTGTTCGTACCGGGGCCGGGAATGCCTCCACCCAGTCTGATTTGAATATAAGTAGAATTAGTGTTTCTACCTACGCCAGTATACCTAATAAACTATCCGAAGGCCGTCCTATACAGATGTATGTGGATAGAGGGCAAGCTAACCCCTCAGTAACGGTGTGGCCTGTGCCAGATCAGGGAACCGGTGGTAGTCCTTATTACATACTCAAGTACTGGAGAATGCGGCGTATAGAAGATGCCGGTACTGGGGTAAACACAGCCGACGTTAATTTCCGGTTTCTCCCCTGTTTGGTAGCAGGATTAGCATATTACATAGCGCAGAAGGACCCGGAGCTAGCCCCCCGTATAGGTATGTTGCAAGCCGAGTACGAGAGGCAGTTTGATCTTGCCGCACAGGAGGATAGGGAGAAAGCTACGTTATCCTTAACTCCACGTATTTACGGGGCGGTGTAACTTATGTCCCGCCAGTATGCTTCTTCCCAGAGAGCACTTGGTATATGCGATGTGTGTGGGTTTCAGTACAGGCTTCGTAAACTTAAAGAGCTTGTAGTACGGGGGCATAACTCTAATTTGTTGGCTTGCCCCGAGTGTTGGAATCCAGACCAACCGCAGAATAAACTGGGGCAGTTTATAGTAGAGGACCCACAAGCTATACGGGACCCGAGACCAGATTCAAATGAATATGCCCAGAGTAGAGCTAGACTCCAGCCAGTTACTGGCACGTTAGCTTTAGGGTCTATAGGAACGGTAACCATATCAATTACTTAGGTGATAAATTATGAAACGATCTAGTAAGAAAGCCCCTAAAATCGTAGAATATCCCGACCAGCCAGTAGTCTATAAGAGCGAGTGCTGTAACCAGCCTATAGATGTGAAAACTAGCGGTATTACAATGCGTGGCGGCGGTGCAGCTACAAAAGGACTGAAGTCTCGCGGACCTATGGCATAGGAGATAGGTGGTGAATTACACCGACCTTAAGACCAATATTCAGGACATATGTGAAGATAGCTTCACCGATGACCAACTTGCTATGTTTACGGAACAGGCAGAGCAGAAGATATATGCTGCTGTTGACCTCCCGGCAATGCGTAAAAACCAGACAGGTACTACGACTTCAGGTAACAAGTATCTGACTATGCCCAGTAATATACTTTATGTGTATTCTTTGGCGGTGGTGAACGCAGATGGGTCTTATGATTATTTGTTAGACAAAGACGTTAACTTTATACGTGAAGCCTACCCTACACCGGCAACTACTGGTACTCCGAAGCATTATGGGTGGTTTGATAACAATACGTTTATTTTGGGTCCTACGCCTGACGACAACTACACAATGGAGCTGCATTTTAGTACTTATCCAGAGTCCATAGTGACTGCTGGTACTACGTGGCTTGGAGACGAATTTGATTCTGCGTTGCTTAACGGTGCTCTAGTAGAGGCTATTAGATTTATGAAGGGTGAACCGGATATGGTTGCGCTGTATGAAAAGATGTACGCGCAAGCCCTTAGTCTATTGCAGAAGTACGGTGCCTATGATGTACGTAGGGATGCTTATAGAGGCGGACAGATGCGGGCGGGTAACGCATGAGTTTAGATGTTTTTGGCGGCGTAAATGTCGGGCAAATAAATGTTAGGTCGATTTCTAATAGAGGTTTTACGATTGAGGAGCTAGCGGAACAGGCTCTAGAAAAAATAATTTACGTCGGAGATAACGCTGACCCCGTTATAAGACAGCAGGCAGAAGCCTTTAAAGATAGGATACGGGATGTGCTTTTGATCTATCTAGCACAAGCAATACGTTCCCATAACACTACGGTAGCAAACCGTTTAAAAAGTGTTGGGCACGAAGAACTTATTAAACTTTTGGAGATTTAACCATGGCTATTACTGTAACCACAGCTATGCCTACTAGTTTTAAAGTAGAAATACTCAAAGGGCTGCATGATTTTACGGCAGCCGCAGATACCTTTAAGATCGCTCTGTTAAAAGCAACAGCTTCTGGAACTGGTACGTATGGCGCGGCTAGTACTAATTATTCGGATATAACGGGTAATTCAGATGAAACTAGCGGTACTGGCTATTCGGCTGGCGGAAATACTTTAACCAGTGTTACTCCTGTAGCTGATAGCACTACTGCAGTTTGTGATTTTGGAGACACTACATGGTCTAGCGCGTCTTTTACTAGCTGCGGCGCTATGATTTATAACGTAACCAATTCAAACTCTGCTTGTGCGGTGCTTAGTTTTAGTGGAGATCAGACTGTAAGTTCTGGAGATTTCCAAATTACTTTCCCTGCCGCTGCCGCTGCCACTGCAATTATCCGTATAGCTTAATATGCTAGTAACTAGGGGAAGCAGATGGCATTTAGTACTGCTGATTTTGTACAGGAGTCTACCACTACAACTGGTACTGGCACTTACAGTTTAGATGGGGCTAACACCGGCTACCAAACTTTTATAAGCGGTAATACTACGGGTGATACGGTACGGTTTAGTGTCACTGATGGTACTGATTGGGAAGTTTGCGAAGGGGTAATTACTTCTGGTACTCCCGACACTCTGACTCGTGGCACTGTGTTGGCTTCGTCTAATGCAGGTTCTGCGGTTAGTTGGGGTGCCGGGAGTAAGACTGTCTCCCAAGTATTTACTGCCGACGAAGCACTTAATATAGCGCAGACTGACGGCACATTAGCACAATTCGCTGCCACTACTTCAGCCCAACTTGCGGGAGTTATATCAGACGAAACAGGTTCTGGCGCTCTGGTTTTTGGTACTTCTCCAAGTTTAACTACTCCAAATATAGGGACGCCCTCTACAGGTACTTTAACTAACTGCACTAGCTTACCAATCTCTACTGGTGTAAGTGGTTTAGGTACTGGTGTAGCTACCTTTCTAGCCACCCCTTCTAGTGCTAATTTAGCTTCTGCTGTAACTGACGAAACAGGTTCTGGAGCGCTGGTTTTTGGTACTTCTCCTGCACTAACATCTCCAACAATGACGGGAACAATTCTGGAAGATGTTTTTGCGCTTTCCGGCAC